TGCGTGCGACGTAGTCTCCAGTACACAAAGGTGTATTCCTGCGAGTTGTCTGGGGTAGGCCAAACCGTGATGGCTGGCACCTGTTGCAAATACACAGTAGCCGCAGCCGTATGAGCCGCAGGGATTGTGTTTTGTTGCCCACGGAAGCAGTTGTACAACGTACCGCTAATAGCGTTTGTGTTCTGCGTTATGTAGCCGTAATTGATAATCTCGTTATCAATCTTGATAAAGCCTGATGCGGGTAAACCCGTAACATCACTCACCACAATGGATGTTGATGTAGATGTGATTGTTGTGGTTAGGGTAGAAGCGACTGGTGTAGTCTGCCCGTTGTAACGCTGAATCCAAACCTGAATAGGTCTGGCTTGGGTTAACTTGTTTGGAATCGTAGCGTACGTACTAACGCTAATCCGTGTGATTGTCAGGTCAGCCTGATTGGTTGCGTTGTTTGCTTGCGTGCGAATCAAGTGCTCAAGCAGGTCAATGGTGTCATTGGGTAGGGCATATGTGTTCTGACCGGGAACTAAGGTAATAGACCCCGGCTCGATAGTCCACATATTGATGCCACGGTTAGCCCAGTCAGCAAACATGATGTTTAAACTGCGTCTTGCAGTACGCATGTCGTAGCCTGTGCGTAATTCACTACCAGCGCGTTCAAACGCCTCCTCGACCAACTCGGTTAGGTCAAGGTTAAAGTTTAGTACGCCAGAGGTATTTGCCATTATCTAAAACCTGCTGTTTTCTTTGCTATGCCTTTAGGCTGTGCTACAAACTGTTTACCTTTGGCTTTACCCGCACGCTTTGCTCGGGTAGTCGCCGCATACTCTGCTGGGCTTAAAGACTTAATTGCGGCCTCTGGCAAGTACCGTTCTCCCGTTTTAGAAGAAGGTTTTCCCGACTTGGTACGCCATTTCTGGTCGCCCCAGTTTTTAAGGGATTGCTGTGGCGCTTTCAATCTTTGTACCCCCCGCCTGCCGCCTTGTACTTCTTAGCAACAAGTTGGGCTTTACGTGCTGACCATTGTCCTGCGCCCGTACCCTGCGTTGCTGCGGCTTTTACCTGAGACACAATCCGCTTACGCAGTTCGGGTTTAGTGTAATTGCCAGCAGCGTTCACATGACCACCTTCAGCGTACTGAGTAAAGTCAGTGTCGTCCCTACGGGCTTTCTTCTTCCCGCTGGGCATCTTGGATGGGCGGATAGCGCCCATACCACGACTTGACATCATTTCTTGCCTTTCATGTAGCCCCCGCCACATGCAACCATAGTTCCCTTGGTCTTGCCACGTTGAGCAATACCATCACCACGACTAGAGGCAGAACCGCCCTTTTTAAAGGTCATGTCTGATGACTCTGTGTTTTCGTAGTTAGTTTCCGTTCCGGGCTTTTTAACTTCAGTCAAAGGTTTTGGCTCACGACGGGGCTTGTATTCACCAAACTTGGTGTCTTCAGGAGCCTTACGAGTTAAGCCTCGCTCTTTGTTTAAATAATCACGAAGACTTAAACCGGAATCTTCCAGTTCTTTCTTGCTAACAACACGGTTTTTCATAGGTTACCTCTTAACAAATTTTGCCGCGAGTCTTACCTTTAGAGGCAATACCATCAGCACGACGAGAAGCCGAAGATGCCAATCCACCTTTAGCCATTTTGACTACTCCACCCTTCTTCATGCCGGGGCGGTAAGGGCGATTGGCTTCATCAAAACTGTAGCCTAGACCAGAAAGAACTTTTTTAGTTGATTCCGGAGTTGCATTGCTTTGTAACGCTGGATTAGGGCCTCTTGGTGATGAACGCACTTTAGGAGCGGATGGGCTAGTGATTGGTTCATCTGGGCTGTACAAGTCGCCAGTCTCTGTGTTGCGACGCAACTTAGACATCGTGCCATCTTCAGCACGAAGTTCACCAGTGTCTACAGGCATTGAGCGTGCACCACCAGTCAAGTCCATATCTGAAACTTTGCTGGTATCTACGTCTGACTCTTTACCTTTGCTACCCTTGGACATCATCATGCCCAAAGCGCCTAAGGCTGCCAGTCCTGCTAGGTTATTTTTTGCCATTATTACTCCTTAGCAATATTTCTTAGCCATCCCGCCAGACTTCATGCCTTTGTTACCAGACATAGAAATCTGCGTGCCTTTAGTCTTACCTTTGGTAGCAACGCCATTAGCTGACTTGTGACCAGATGAAAGACCGCCAGCAGCCATCTTCTTCATCCCGCCTTTTTTCATGCCCATCATGTCAGCCATAGGAGTAGGCTTTTTCATGCCATCCTTAGCGGTACTCATACCAGCCTTCATTGTTGGCTTGCCCATAGCAGAAGGTTTAGCGTCCTTCTTCTTAGCCATCATTGCCATAAATCCGGGGTTCATTTTGCTTGCCATACTGCCACCTTTTTTAAAAAGAGCCATATCACCGTGATTGGTCTTTGGCTGATTGATTGCTTGAGATTCGGCTCTAGTTTTTTCACCACCATTACCAAATTTCATTCCCTTACTTGCCTCACTAAATTCCTTACCAACAGATTGAGGAACACCGGATTGCTTGGCAAACTGTTTGTTGTGAGCCACAGCATCCATGAACTTCTTCTGTTTCTCACTCTTTGCTGGCATTACCGTCCCGCTTGAATAAGTTGGTCAATTTTTGCTTCAAGGCGATTGAAGCGTTGGTCAATGTGGTCAGTAATTCGTTGAATTTCTGCTTGAGTAACGTAATCACGGGCTACCTCCTCGCGTGTAATATTTAAAAGGCGCTCGACACGTTTAATGTCCTCGCCTACATCTTTAACTTGGTTGAGTTTTTCTCTAATAAACAACCCAAATCCACCCATTACGACGGATAGAACTGCCGACCAAATAAGGCTCGCTTCCATTAGCAGAACCTCCCTTTAGTCTTGCCCTTTTGGGCCACGCCATCTGCGGAGTTTACATAGCCGCCGTCTGCGCAGTTCCATGCCCTAAGACTCTTGTTAATCCTAGAGTTCGGGTCGTTCGCTGTTTTTGCGGATGTCAATTTCTTTTTCATCCCACTCATGCGGGCGCAGAAAGAGTCGCGCCTTGATCCGCCTTCGGGTTGCGGCGGTTTCAAGTTCATTCCTTCTCTCTTCGCAGAGGCTCGGCCCTTGGCGTTCAAGCCGCCCTTCTCGGATTTGCCTTCTTTGCGTTGCCATGCGGGGGACTTAGCCATATATCACCGTTATGCCAATAGGCACAGTAGCCACGGCGGTGTACCAAATTCCGTTAGGGAACAAGATACCTTCACCGGGTAGGATTACGTTGGTCATGTTGGAGTTTGCACCAGTATCTAGTTCCAACAGAATATTGCCGCCAGAAGCGTCTAAAAACCTAGCCATACCAGCAGTTGCACCGCCAGTAATGATTACAGCTTTAAGTCGTACCCGTCCAGAGACAAGCGCCTGATTAGTTTGTGCACCGCCAGTGTGTGCGGACTTAACGTCGTATTGCATTGACATAATCAATCTCCTTGTTTAAAAACAAGGGGCCGAAGCCCCTAGGACTGATTAGTCAAAGTTACCGTATGGGTAAGTTGTGGTTGTACCGATGTTGCCATCAGGCTGTGTGTAGCGGATTGTGAAGTAGTAAGTACCGCCTGTGATTGCCACGTTGGTACTGTTAATTGACGCTACTGTAAACACCACTTGAGACAAAGGTGGTTCGCCATTTATCTGGATGATGTCGGTAGAAGTAGATTGTTGGTTAGCCAACTGAGTTGCAGTGAACGCAGCCAATGACTGACGACCCACAGCAGGGGAAGTCAAAACAGCAGTCTGCGCGTATGTTGCAGTACCAGCAGCGGCGGTGTAGTCATTGCTTACCAACACTTGAACAGAAGTCAAAGTACCGCTTGTGAAAGTGGTGATAACACCAATATCAACGATGATGTCATTGATGCGGCTACCTGCTGGGAGATATGCCACAAAGCCACGATACACAGTAGCAGAGTCAGCAGGGATGCTGGTTGCAGTGTATGTAGTAGAAGTGCTGGGTGTGTAAACGGTTGTTAAGCCGTTAGGAATGTTGTTTGAGTCAACAAACTGACCAGAAGAACCACCAAAGCCAGCAGTGTTTGCTGTGGTGTTAGCGATGTTTAAAGTCGCTGATTGAACGAGGCTTGCGTAGCCTACGTTACGAAAATTACCAAAACGCTGTGTGCCCGAAAGAATTGGGCCTTCAAATGTGGAACGTGCCATGACAAAAGTCCTTATGCAAAAGTAACTCTATCAATCGTTGCATCGTCTGCTGGGGCAGTCCGATAGAGTCAATCACCCAGATGTTTGGAATATACACCATATTTCTACGATGTCAATAAAAAAGGGGGCTTGTGACCCCCTTTCTTTTAGTATGAACCTGAAGAGGCAAACATGCCTAAAGGATCAGACCAGCCGAAGCTGTAACGCTCACGAGCCTTGTAACGCACGTTGCCGGTATCGAAGTCACCGTCCATGCTGTTTTGCAGCGGAGTACGGATAAAGTGCTTCAAACCGTTAGGTACGTCAGTTGTCAAGAACCAAGCGCTGGTGTCGGTCAAGTAGTGGTTAATGGTATATCCCTCTGGGATTGCGCCATTATTCTTGATCGCGTTGATGTCGTTGTTGTTAGTTCCAACGCGGAGGCTGGTTTCTAACAAACGAGTGGCAACGAATTGCAGTGCTGGTGGAATGATCAACTTCTTAGGCTTAGCAGCGATCAACAGTCCACGCTCATCAGTCCAAGCAGCGATTTGAATAACGGCGGCTTCAAGGGAAGTCTCGTTCAAGTCGGTTTGGGTAGATGGGGTGTTGCTGTTGGTGCCACCAGAAACCAAAGGATGTGCTGTAGAGAACAAAGGTTGACCGTCACCACCGACATAAGCGGCAGAGAAGCCATTGTTCAACACGGCAGCAGCTTTGATCTGCTTGGTGTAAGCCATAGCACGAGCCAAACCTTTGGTGTAGCGAGCAGACAAGCTGTCGTACAAGTTATCTTCAATCGCTTCTTCAGTGATTGAGAAACCCAAAGCAATGGTTTCGTGGTTGTAGCGAGTTGTCCATGCCTCTTGAGCATTGTCATAAGCGATGGCAGAACCTTCGTTTTTGACTGGTGCGGCAGAAAAGCCAGACAGTTTGGTTTCCTCTTCGAATGAACGCTCAGAGGTTTCGGTTTCATAAATCTCTTTATGTTCCTCACCATAACGGGCGTACTCGAGGCCAAATAAAGCATTTAGGCCGGGAAGGAGTTCTTTAAGTAGTTGTGCGCGTGAAATAGCCATTTTAAATTACTCCTTAAGCAATGCTAGTGGCAGCGTAATACTGGTGTTGACCGAAGTTCAACTTAACCAGCAACTCTGGGTACTGTGCAAACACAAGCGTAGAACTAGCAGCAAAAGCTGTAATAGGGGCTTGGTTCAAGATAAACGAAGTTGCGCCAGCATTAGCTGCTGTATCAACAAACGAACCCGAGGGGATGTACTGACCATTAGCAGCAAGTGAACCAACGTCTGTACCAACAGGCAATGCGAAAGGCAAAGCAGAGCAGGTAACAGTAGCGGTAGAGATGCTAGTGTAGGTAGCAGTACCCAAGGTCACAACGGTGTCAGGCACTAAGCCCAAAACACGCACTGGGAGCGCATCGGTAGTAGCGGGTGTATCACTAGGAGCCAACAAAGCGTTAGCGGAGTCGCCAGTGTTCACATTACCTGTGTTGTTGATCATAGCCAAGTTTTGACCGATCATGGCGCGAGCGCCAGAAGCAACAGCAGTAGTAGCAGAACAAACGACAGCCTTGAACACTGTGTCAGGGTCATCACAAACGATAGCAACTGCGTCACCAGCTAGCGTTGAAGCAGGCCAGTATTGAGCAAATTGCTTTTGTTTGGTGGTTGGGTTTGTATAAGAACAGCCCAAGAAAACACCTGTAACAGTACCAAGAGTACCAGTAGACACAGATAAGCGCTGCACATTACCACGGGTCAATCCAACGATATCACCATAGAAAATGTTAGTCGCATATCCGTAAGGGATCGCATATTCACGGGTAGAACCCGCAAATACTTGACCACCGATCAGATTGATCGGCTTTAGGCCGTAGGGGGCCGAAACAACGGGATAAGCCATTTAAGACTCCTTTAAAAATTTAAGTACCAGAACCAAATGTCACTTTTGTCGATTTTTCGGAAAACTTCGACATCCGTGGATCACTGTCTCTCATGAAGTTGTTATCTACAGATTCCATCGTGGACTTATTGATATTAGAGAAGTGAGCCTCTCTTTGTCTCAAAAACTCCGTCGGGATACTGCAGAGAACCAAACCGGGGGCTTCAATGCTTCCTGCAAAGCGACCCTCAGTAGAAGCGTGCATACTAAGTTCAGGATAGTCTTCCGCTTTCACGGGTTCATATCCTTCTCGTAACTTGCCAGAGATGTTTTGTACGTCGGGGACACCTAACATGCTGGTTCTTACCCAGCGATGGGAAATTCCCGGACGCGGATTAGGTGAAGGTAGGGTTTCGGGAGCTTGCCACGAAGTTTGACGCGGTGCGCGTGTTACTGGTGTGTCTAACTCACGAGCCAAACGATTTTGCTTTTCAGCTTTTACCTGTTCCATATTTAACCTCTTTTAAGTTGTGCAACCTGTTTCGCATATTCTTCAATCGGCACCCCAAGACGACGCGCAATGGCGGCTTCTGATGCTTTTAATTTAATGCGATTTGGTGGTGTACTACGTGAGGCCGAAGCCACAACAGTAGTGATTCTTTGTGCACGGCGTGGGGGTTCATCATCCTCATCGACCGGTTCTGATACTCTTTTCTTTGGAGGCGGCGTATCTTCCTCATAGCTCTCAGCATCTTCAAAATGCTCAGGGAATCTCTTGCGCATAGTTTTATCTATGGTTTTGAAGTACTCTTCAGTACCAACATAGTCTGAACCATACTCTTTAGCTAACTTTTTGTCAAGCCCCATCGCTGCCATAGTCATCTCTTCGTCTACTCCCCACCAATCACTATTGGATTGGACCCACTTCTGGGTGCGGGGGGTAATTGTCGGGCCTTCTGGTTTTGCGGGGGTAAATTCTTTCTCTTCTACTTCTATCGGCTTCAGCCCTTGGGCTTTGTCTAATTTCAAAGTAGCTCTAGAAATTTCTGCTTGGGCGTCAGCAAGAGCATCTACATCACCCATCTCGTGAGCTTCTTTGTACTTTTTCTTGGCGTTTGCCAATTCCAAGTCCGCAGAAGTTTGAGACTGTTCAATGAATGCTTTACTACCAGTTGCTAGTTGCTGTTGAAGACGTTTGTTTTCTTCAAACACTTGTTTAGCAAAGGCTTCTGCCGCTTCGCGTTCACGTAGGGCTTCCTCTTTTGCTCGGCGTTCATCGTGATAACCACGGGTAAACTTCTTGATACGCGCCTGTACCTTCTCATCGTACGAAGCAAGTTCGTCTTCTGTTGGGTCTTCGACCGGCTCCTTCATCGGCTTGCGACGCCGGTCTTCTGGTGGGGTATCGTCTTCGATTTCTACTTCAAACTTTTCGTCTTCAGCAGCAATATCCTCTTTATCAGGATCGGGTAGTTCAAACTCTGGTAATGGCATGTTTTACTCCTATGCAGCGCGGGTAATTCCGCGCGGGTCTTGGACAACGGCCTCGACTGAGGTATCCGCAATCAAGCGGAACTCACGACCGTGAATTTTCAAGCGGGTGCCTGAATTGGGGCGGACAACAACGAAGTCGCCAACTTTGCAACTAGCTCCGCTTGGAAAGCGGGTAGTGTCTGAATAACAGTCAGGGCCCATCTTCACCACAAACAGTACTGGGGTCAGCACTTCTTCGTAGTACATGGTTTTACTGTCTTTGATCAACCCAACTTCACTATCTGAATACTCTTCCATCGCTTCGGGAACGACAGTCAGCATATAGAAGGTAGATGGATCGGGCAACTGCTTTGCCTTGTCTTCGTTATTCTTGTTAAGAATACCGGACAGGTCCACAGCGGAAACATCAAACTCACTCATCAGAATACTCCAGTTTTTGCACGAGGTCTTTGACAAGTTGTTCTGCATGAGTCAGACCCCGGATGACCCCGCAGACATGCCGATACTCGGCAAAATCTTTCGCACCTCCTCCAGCGAGAAAGGTAATTTGATCGCCACGGATTTTGTCAATCTCCTTGGCTAGATAACCGAACGCTTGGTTGCTCACTTATTCTCCTTCTTCTTAGGAGGCTGTTGCTTTTGTTGCGATTGACGTTGCGCCATCTGCACAGCCATCTGCGCTTTGTGCTTAGCCGCATCAATCCCCATACGCACGCCTTCAGTCTGTTGTTGCCTGTCCATCTGATCACGTTTGGCGGCTGCTGTGGCACTGACCTGCATAGCCGCTATCTGCATCTGTGCTTCGATACGTGACTTCTCAATCTCCAACTGGTCGGCTTTAGCCGCAGCATCAATCTGCTGTTTCTGCGCTTTGAGCTCCAAGTCCTGCTTCTTAAGCTGCAACTCTTGCATCTGCATCTGAACAACTGGGTCCTGCATCTGCTGCTGGGCTTGTTGCTGCGCCGCCTGTTGTTGAGCTTGCTGGAGCAACTGTCGTGACGCTTGGGCCGTAGCCATCGCAATCTGATCCGCAACTTCTGGGGCAATGTGCTTGTTCTGCTCTTCACCGGGGAGTGGAGCGCCAATAGACATCTCAACTTGTTTACGGTACTCAAACGCAATGTGCTCGTTGATATGTGCCATAGCCGCCGCCATGATAGCTGGAGCTTGTGGGTTCATCTGCATCAACTGTTGAATCTTCGGGTTCTGTATAGCAGACATGTGCGCTTGTATATGCGCTTCGTGGTTCTGCTCGATGAATGCCTTGACCGGTTTGCCAGTTAACAAGTTCTGATTCTCTTGTACTGGATCAGTCGGTATTTGATCGTCCTCAACAGGGACCAATTTGTTAGCATTCTTGATGCCCAACACCTCAATCATCTGGCGGTGTAGAAGCGGTAAGTTGTACAACTGCGGAGCTGTTTGTGCTAATTGAAGTACAGCTTGATACTGCACGATCTTCTGCGCCATAGTCGCAGCGTTTGGATCGCTAACAGGGATCACATCTGTAGAGTCATAGTCAGACTTCTTAGCCTTGCGACCTGCGTCTTCTGGCTCATAGTCATACTCTTCTGGTGTGTAATCAGCAATGATCACCTTGAGTAACTTGAACTCCTGCTTCATGGCATAGTGCAGACGCGCTTGAACAGCAGTCATCACCTTCAATGTGCGCTCAAGCAGAGCTAGTGTTGTGCCAACAGGAGCGTTGGTGCTCATGTCGCTGACGTTCATATCCCCAGATGAAGCAAAGGCACGGCCTTCTTGCACGATCTGCTGGAACAGCGCCATCAATACTTGTGATGGCTCCTTGTATGGGAGCGGCAGAATGTTGTCACGGATACTGCCACTTGGAACGTCTACGTCGCGGAACTCTCCGGGCTGGATGGGGGTGTCATCACCTTTAATCCGAAGTCCTCGCGATTTAAGTCCTCCGGGGAGATTAGATAAAGTGCCCGCGTCAACAAGTTGGCGGATAAGCATCGTTGCTGATTTCGCATAGCCTCCGATGAGGTGGATAAGACCGAAACCATAGAAGCCAAAACCGGGGATGTATTGGTAGTGGACGAAGTGCTGTCGCTTAGTGTGGAGGGTGTCGTCTTCATACCAATTCCTTCTAATAGCAAGAATAGTGCGGGACCCTTTCTCAAGAGTCACGACGTATGGTAACGCAATACCCGTCTCACGACCTTTCTTATCAGTGTGCTCAAACCCTGTTAAGTCCAAGTTCACATGCATCTCAAGTATGCGGTAGCGATCATCCTGAGTCGCATTCATGCCTTGCTCTTCGGCCTTCTGCTTCTCAATGTCGTCTAACTCATAACCGGGCTCACCAATATCTACATCAGCATAGAACCCAGCTTCTTGTAACTTAACAACCTCATTCTCAGTCTTACGCATCACATGAGTAACACGCTCAGCGTCCTCTATGGAAGACGCGCCGTAAGGCACAACAATATCTTCCGCTGGGATGAAGACGGCAACTTGACGGCCCTTGCTAGGGTCGAAGTACACCTTCTTGAACGCCGAGCCCGTAATAGGCAACGACCACAACATCTTCTCGTGCTCAGGGCGATACTCAGTCATCACCTCTGTCAACTGATAGTTCATGTCCTCGCGCACGCGGGCAGCAGCCTCTTCGCGGAGCAAGTCAATCGCACCGATGATCTGCGTCTTGACAGGGCCCATAGCGGGAAAGGTCTCCATCATCGCTTCACTCTGGAAGCGCACCACGCTCTCAGTCAACATGGGGTGGAACACACCACAAGCGCCTTGCCAAGGTTCTGTTCTATCTTCGTACTGCAGACCCAGTAACTTCAACCCGTCAACATAGGTCTTCACCCAGTCTCTGCGGTCCATCTGGTCTTTATCAAAATCTTCTATTAACTCATTCGCCAGCCCAGACAACGCACCGTCGTCCATGTACTCAGCAAGATTAGCATCAAAAGTTTCTGCTGTTTCTTTCTCAGGGCGGAGTTGGATTTCTATATCACCCAGTCCGATATTTACTTCTTCTGGGTCTTCTATTTCGATTTCTATACCACTTGGGTTCATTTCAGCTTCCTGATCTAAACCCATAGGTGCTTGGTATAAGCCTCTGTCCATCATCCCTGTTGCCATATCGTGTCCTTATACTGTGTAGTACCGCTCTCTGCGGTGGCTTTTAAACCATTGAATCTCTTCGGGCTCGTCGGTCGGCAAACGCAAGAACCCACCTGCCCTAAATCTCATTAGCGCTAATGTTGTCGCGTCAACCAAGTCGTCATGCTCGCCAGAGGGGAACGCAGCAACCTCGTCAACAAGCTCTTCAGCCCAACGAGTACGCGGTACCCAGACCTTACCGGACGCAATTATGTCTGATACGGAGTTTAAACGGGAAATTTTATCTTGTCCCTTACTAGGAGTGAACTCTTGTACAGGTATACCCATCGCCCTCAACTCATAAATAAGTGGAGCGCCTGTCGCCTTCTTCTCAATCAAAACCCCATCCGGCTCATAGTCCTTGTACTCTTGGAGCACATCTCTCTTTAAGTCCGGATACTCAACACGCTTTCTGTACGTGTTCAACAGTATGAGATTCTTAGACCCGTTGTCCTCATCATTAGTGAAGACTCCCCACGTCGTGCCAGCGGAGTAGTCAGCCCTGTTCGTCTTCTCAAACGCCGTATCCCACGTCTGAAGTATGTACTCACACTGCGGAGGATGGTCTTCTTCCCACCATTTCCACCAATCTCTCTTGATAATCGCACTCTCATTACCTACAGGGTTCTGCTGATACTGAGCTTGCCACTTCGCATTTGGAAGTTCCTCGCGGAGCGCTTCTAGTTCTGCCAATGACCAGAACTCAGGCCATAAGGGTTTACCACTAGGCATGATCGCAGGGAACTCAATCACATCCCACTTGTCCCCGCCCCGCGCTGCTGCCGCCTTGAGCACCTGCCCCGTCAAATCTCGCATGGCCCAACGCGTCATCACGACGATAATCACGCCACCCGGCTGGAGACGCTGGCGTGGCCCAGACGTATACCACTCCGTGACCTTATCAAAGACATCTGGGTTGGTCGCCGCCAGCGCAGCTTCCTGTTCTGAGTGCGGATCGTCAATAATAAGCAGGTCAGCACCCTTACCTGTAACCGTTCCGCCTACGCCAATCGCAAAATAGTCACCATTCTTACTCGTATTCCACCTTCCGGCAGCTTTTGAGTCGGCTCTTAGCTCCAAACTGGGGAAAAGGTCCTTATAAGCCTCCGAATCCACCAAATTTCGGACTTTTCTACCGAATCCAACCGCCAATTCCGCCGTATTCGAGCACTGAATCACCTTTTTATGAGGGAATTTACCCAAAAACCACGCTGGAAGTAGATAACTAGCGAATTCTGACTTGGTATGACGAGGTGGCATGTTAATTATGAGCCTTTTGCACTCGCCACGCGCCACTCGTTCGAACGCTTTCGCCATTCTTGCGTGATGCGCCCCATCAATAAAGTTAGGCCACACCGTATGGACAAAATCCATGAAGTTATTACGTGAGTCTTCTCTGCTTTTAATCTGTTCGTGTTCTTCTAAGCTAGCATAGAGGTCACGTAGTTGCGATTCTGGCAGGTGGGGTATTGCATTTAACAGATTCTGTAGTTCACTCGGGGACATCTGGCTCATCTTCACCCCCTTCCTCTACAACTTCCTTGATCCCTAGCTCTAACTCCAGCGCGTCTTCGGGGGTTATATCTATAGTATTACCTTCTCGCGCACCCAAAAGACGTTGAATTTTTTCAGTAATAGCTTGCTTTAGATCGTCGGATGTTCTGTGGGTAATA